TCATCCCCGGCACGATCGAGAAATGCCGCCTTCCTGCGCTAATAAGTTCAGGTCGCTGCGAATCGTTTCCCTGGTGACGTTAAATACTTTCGCAAGCTGATTCACCGTCGCCCGTTCGTACCTGTTAAGCCAGGTCAAAATTGCATAATGCCGTTCTTTATTGAGCATAAGGTCACCTCTGTAGTTATATTATTGTTTCCTTGTTGTTAATGTTTTGGTGTTGTTCACAGATCGTTCGACAAAACAAAAGGAAACGGAAATAAATGAGGTGATAAATATTTAATATCAATGGTTTATGTTGATTGCGGGAAAGGGGGTGGGCTTTGATATGCAGTGCGGGGATTTCAACGATGGCACGGGCCATGACGCAACGTTAGATTTTTCTCGGGCGCTTTAGCACGCAGAACATTGGTGTAGGTCTGGGGGGCTGTGGCTGATCCGGCATGAACCGGAATACCTGAACGTATAGCGATAATTGCCGGACTAAGTCGAATGGCTCGGAGAACGACAGACACAAAAAAGCCCGCAGGGCTTGCGCCGTGCGGGCTTTCAGGACTTCATCGGATGACTCTGGTAATCACCGATGGAGAATTTTGGTGGGCTGGCGGGAGTTGAACCCGCGTCCGAAATTTCTACATACTATATAAAGATCAATGATATCAATTAATTGTATTGTTAATCAGGGAGTTGGTTTGACATGTCATCTATACGTTTTAGCTTGTTTGACAGTTCCGCCGCCATTTTGTCGCCATCTTTTCTAGGCGGTAACTCTGCGTAGTTCATATAGCGATGGATGAAAATCTCAAGTTTATAAAAGTCTGTCAGCGGGTAAAGACTTACTAGGTCTTCATCAAAATTCCTTATTCTCATCACTTCTTTTTTCTTCAGTACATCAATGGCTTTTAATTGTTCACTCGTCATTTCGCCCCCCACAGAGTAGTTCAATGTTTTTAGAATTTGCCATGATACTGGAGGTGTAATGTCAAAAATTGAACAAAGTGTTGGGCAAAAGTCGTATTTGATAGTTTGAGCGTAATCAACTTTTGGAGGAAGAACAATATTTACTGCTTGAGGGCTTTGAGTCGATTTGGAGAATTTTGTTGAACGATAAGCGATCCCCGAGATTGGAATTCTATCTTTTGTACTAATCCACTGCATTAGTAGATTAGGAATGATATATTCTTGAATAAAGTTTGAGTTTTCGTCAGATTTTTTATAATTGCAGGCCGCAATCAATGGCCATAGTATTAAATACGAAATCTTTAATGAATTACTCTTGAAGGATATATCTTCGGAGTATGGTGAGTTCCTCATTCTATGATACAGGAATTCGGCAGCTAAATTTAAAACTTGGGACTTAGAATCTTTTGATTTAAATGAAGATATAAATAATTTTCCCAAATCAGGTTTACCCATCTCCTGCCAACAAATATATATTGATGTACCCAAATATAAGCATGGTAGACCTGCCACGGAATATCTTTGTGCACCGACTAAGTGCCTCATGGAAAATGGTATGTGAAATAAGTCTTTACGTTTATCTAAGGGTTTCTCTGATTTTCTTACTCTAAATAAAGGTTTTTTCTCATTGCATAAGTCACTTAGCGGGATTGAGATTCTGCGAAGGTGTTTGTAAATATTCCTGTTTGAGAAGGTTTTATCAAATGTGTCGTATGCAAGTTTAATGTTTCCTGAAAGAAAAGACGTCATTGTCAGTGCAATACAATATTGAACTTCGATTGACACTTCTAAAATTTCAGGGATCAACTCTGCAAGTTGATCTTTTTCTTGTGTGGCGTAATCCCTTAAATGTGAGTTGTAAACATCACATCTAGCTATGAAGTCAGTAACAAGATCATCCTTTTTTGTTAATGGAAGTTTTAAATGTCTATGTCTGTAGATGCTTTTAAAAAATTGATTTAGTTCTAAAGATAGTTGAATTTCAGATGGCATGATCAATACCCTAAAGAATTTAATGGATTTTTTGTTACTGCATCTTCTAGGTGTTCTGGAGAAAAGTGTGCATATATCATCGTCATTTTAATATCTGTATGCCCCAATATATCCTTTAAGACAAGAATGTTTCCGCCGTTCATCATAAAGTGGCTAGCAAATGTATGGCGCAGCACATGAGTACATTGTCCCTCTGGTAGAACGATACCCGCCCGTTTCACTGCGCGCTCAAAAGCTTTTCTGCATGGCGTGAACAGCTTCCCCCTGTTTTTAGGTAGTTCGTCATACAGTTCCTGAGATATCGGTACAGTTCGGTTTTTCTTGCCTTTGGTTTTGGTATAAGTGATCCGGTATTTTGATAACTGATGGCCTTGAAGGTTTTCGGCTTCACTCCACCGCGCACCGGTAGCTAGGCATACCTTTGCGATCATCAATAGACTAGGGCTTTGAGAATCAGCGCAGGCATCAAGAAGGCGTTTAATTTCGTCCGAGGCCAAGAACGCCAATTCACCTTCTGCGATTTTGAATGTTGGTAGCCCGGCGAGCGGGTTAGGCGCTGACCAGTGGCCAAGCTTTTTCAGGGTGCCAAAAACGGATGATAAATTACGCTGTTCCAGGTTAACTGTGCGGGGCTTCACTGGCGACATTATCCCGCCGTCTTCGTTACGTACCTCACCTTTTAATCGTGCTTCACGATATTTGGTAAAATCACCGGCTGTTAACTCAGAAGCGACGGGATCACCCAGCCCATTGCAGATAATTTTCAATTTCGCCATGAGGCGCTTGGGGTCTGCGAGCGTCTGGCCATAAAGGGAGTGCCACTGCTCAATCAATTCTGACAAATGCCGCCGATCTTCCTTTTCACCCAGCCACGGCTTTTTGTTCACTTCATCCATGGTGTAGTTTTCAAATGCTACAGCCTCGCCTTTAGTCGCAAATTGCTTACGCACACGCTTGCCGTCACGCCCGTTCGGGTAGCACTCGCACAACCATTTTCCATTCGGCTGCTTTCTGATCGTCATATCAAAGACTCTTAATGATTTTCAATGCGCGACCAACTACCTCGATATCATCCAAGCTGCATTCAAACGAAGAGTCATCTTGATGCACAACTAATCTATTTCCCGGAAGACGAGTTAACTTAACAATGCTTTTTATCCCGTCGATATCGACCAACCACATCCCATTCACTGGTGGTGCCTGGGTACGGTCAACTAAATAGGAATCGCCAGCGGTATTTACTAGAAGCAGCTCGCGTGAATCAGATGGAAGCAGGCTGCTATCAATGATGGCCTTCCCGGCTTCAACCAGCGAACCTCCCATGAGATTAACCTTGTCGATCTCTGGAGATACAAGTTCAGAAAGAGGTTTTACCTTGCCGGAGTTCACGAAATTGATACTTTTTTTATCATCAATTTTTGTTCCGGGTTCACCTTGACCTGTGGTAAGCCAGAGTAAAGAAACGCCCGTTTCAAGAGCACATTGGATCACCCATTCTGCAGGGAAACTGTCTCTTAAGTATCTGTTAGCCATAGTGCTTTTAGATGCGCCTAGGTGATCGCATAGCTGCTGCCTGGATTTAAAATCATAGGCAGCCATTAACCTATGGATAGCCTCTCTACCCCCTGTATTCTCGCCAGCTTTCACCTGTATCATTTCTTAATCCTATTGACGTATCAAATATTGGATCGTAGTATCTCGATTGTTCAAGTATTGAATCGTATAAAACAAGATAAAACGACATAAACCAAACCTTAACTGAGAGATACTGCACTATGAGCACCGATATTTCAATTCGTGTACCAAAAGAGATGGCTACACCTGCAGAGTTCGCGGAATGGGAAGGCATTTCTCGCGGCTCTGTTTATCAAAAAATCCACCATGGCCAATTGGCTAAATACATGGTCAAAAAAGAGAAAAATAAGGGGCGCGTATGTCTTCGTTACTTAATGTACAAAACCGATCAGGTTCGTGAGTCCCTTGGTCATTCCAACTTCCGCGTTGTTGTTGGTCAGTAAGTTCAATTATGAGAACTTTCTAAGAGGCTCACATGTTTGATTATAAGATTTCAAAACATCCACACTTTGATGAGGCCTGCCGCGCTTTCGCATTGCGCCACAACATGGCGAAGCTGGCGGACCGCGCAGGCATGAACGTCCAGACGCTGCGCAACAAACTAAACCCGGAGCAACCGCATCAACTCACGGCGCCGGATATTTGGCTGCTGACGGATATCACTGAGGACTCCACGTTGGTTGATGGGTTCCTGGCTCAAATCCATTGCCTGCCATGTGTGCCGCTGAACGAAGTAGCCAGCGAGAAAATGCCTCATTACGTTTTGAATGCTACAGCAGAGATCGGTCGCGTTGCAGCAAGCGCTGTTTCTGGTGAACACCAGACAACAACGGATCGCCGCCAGGTTATCGAAAGCATCAATTCTGTTACTCGTTTGATGGCACTTACAGCTGTTTCCCTGCACGCGCGCCTACAGTACAACCCAGCAATGGCAAGTGCTGTTGATACAGTGACGGGCCTCAGCGCTTCATTTGGTCTGATCTGAGGTGCTTATGCTGAATAAAGAACCTTCATTCGCTTCGCTGCTGGTAAAGCAAAGTCCGGCAATGCACTACGGCCACGGCTGGATTGCAGGAGATAACGGCAAGCGCTGGCACCCGTGCCGCTCTCAAGAAGAACTACTGGCAGGGCTGACCACTACCAAACAGGCGAAACCATGGCTATTGAAGGCACTTCTGCGACTGTTCCACTAAGTCCGGGTCAACGGCTTGAAGGTCTGAACCGTATAGCTGAATTAAGGGCGAGTGTGTTTGGTCTGAATATTGAGCCAGAGCTTGAAAGGTTCATTAAAGATATGCGTGACCGTCGCGATATAAACCATAAGCAAAATGAGCGCGCACTGGCAGCCATATTCTTTATGGCAAAAATTCCGGCAGAACGTCACGGCGTCAATATTAGTGATCTGACTACTGACGAAAAGCGGGAACTGGTTAAAGCAATGAATCATTTTCGTGCAGTGGTGAGCTTATTTCCCAAACGGCTAACCATGCCGAATTAACCCACAACAGAAATTAATGGCGTAAACCCGCCGGGCATTCTTTTGCCCAAATTCAGGAGAGAGAAAAATGCAGAAAGAATTACGAAAAAAGTTTGTAGCCGAAACCGATTCGCTTATGGCGGTGATCGATATTGCCAAACGTGAGGAGCGCAAAGGCCGCGCGCTCGCAGTTTCAATCCGCCTTGAGGCGCTGGCAACCCACATCACCAACAAAGGGTTTCCACTCAGGACAGCCGCAGCGAACGCCGCCCTAATGCGACCGGCAATAACGGCGCAGAACAAACCACCGATTGCTGACGGAGCAAAAGCACAATGAAAAAAGAGACACGTTTTAAATTCAACGGCTATCTGACGCAGCTCGCCAAACTCAACGGCGTATCTGTGAGCGATATCGCCTCGAAATATACGGCTGAGCCGTCAGTAGCGCAGACGCTGGAAACGAAAATCCAGGAGTTTTCCTCGTTCCTGCAGAAAATCAACATTGTCCCGGTTGATGAGCAGTCCGGCGAGCGTCTGGGGCTGGGTATTGGCGCCAGTATTGCCGGAAATACTGATACCACCCAGAAAGACCGTGAACCCGTTGATCCGACTTACATCGACGGTGAAGGGTACAAGTGTACCCAGACCAACTCTGATACGGCGCTGCCCTATGCGAAGCTGGATTTATGGGCCAAATTCCAGGACTTCCAGACGCGCATCCGTGACGCCATCATTACCCGCCAGGCGCTTGACCGCATCATGATTGGCTTCAACGGCGTGAAGCGTGAGAAAACGTCAGACCGCGCGACCTATCCACTGCTGCAGGATGTGAATATCGGCTGGCTGGAAAAAATCCGCCAGGAGAAACCCGTTCAGGTGATGGATAAGATCGTGTCCGAGGGCGAGGTGATTTCTCAGACTATCCGTGTCGGTAAAGGCGGTGATTTCCTGAATCTGGACGCGCTGGTTATGGGCGCCGTGAATGAGAAAATCGCGCCGTGGTATCAGGAAGATACGGAGCTTGTGGTTATCGTCGGGCGCCAGTTACTGGCGGATAAATATTTCCCGATCGTCAACCGTGACCAGCCAAACAGCGAAACGCTGGCGGCAGATCTTATCGTCAGCCAGAAGCGTATCGGCAACCTCCCGGCCGTTCGCGCGCCGTTCTTCCCGGCGAATGCCATGCTGATCACCCGCCTGGATAACCTGTCTATTTACTGGCAATCAGGCTCCCGCCGCCGTTCGGTCATCGACAATCCGAAGCGTGACCGCGTGGAGAACTTCGAGTCCGTTAACGAGGCGTATGTTGTCGAAGATTACGACGGCGTTTGCCTGGTTGAGAACATCGAACTGTTACCCGTGCAGGCAGGTGGCAATGCCAGCCCAGCGCTGACAACTGAAACCATCCAGGAAATCGTCACGGCAGCGGTGAAAGGCGCGCTTGATGCGCAGGCAGCTGGCGGTGCTGGCGCCGGAGCGTGATAAATGAATCCGTTCCGTGCTCACACTCAGTATGTACAGGCACAGGATGCCGCCCGGCAGGGCGGCAGTAATGCCAGCCTGACGGGCTACAACCAGATGCTGTTACAGCTGACAGAACACCGCAGGCGCCTTAAAACCGTCCAGTCAAATGAGCGCAAGGCTCAGCTCAAACGTGAGTTTCTTCCCGCTTATGCCTCATGGATTGCCGGTTTACTGGATGCTGACGCGTCAGGCCAGGACGACGTGGCGATGTACGTCATGATCTGGCGCATTGATGCCGGAGACTATACCGGCGCGCTGGACATTGCCCGCCATGCCATTAAACACGGCTGGGTCCTGCCGCAGCGATTCAACCGGACCTGCGGGACCGCTGTTGCCGAAGAGTTTGCCGACGCGGCAATGCGCGCTTTTTCTGCCGGTGAATCATTCAGTGCCGCCATTCTTACCCAGGTGCTCGATATCGTTGAAGGTCAGGATATGCCGGATCAGTCCCGCGCCCGACTTCATAAGGCGATGGGCTACGCGCTGCGGGATAACGATCAGGCAGTGGCGGCACTTAACCATCTGAAGCGTGCCCTGCAGCTGGATAACAGTTCTGGCGTCAAAACCGAAATCAACAAGCTTGAAAGCCGATTGCGACAGGCGATGTCGGCTTAACGAATCGTGCCAACGCGCGGGGCGGCACGGGGTGGCGACAGGCTTTATGCCGCGTCAAAACCCCGTCCACCGCCCAACTATTTGGGAGTGCCAGAAATATGCAATTCGTTTCGCCGGAACAGGCCGGGGAAAGTACCCAGGACGTTATTAAAAACACCAGTTTCTGGCCTGATGTCAGGGTTTCAGAGTTCCGCCGTGATATGCGCATGGATGGGAGTGTCACCGATCCACGCCTGCGTCTGGCGTTGCTGACAGCGATTGCTGAAGTTAACGCCGATCTTTATGAGTTCCGCGAGAAACAACGGGCGCAGGGGTATGCAAGCCTGGCCGACGTCCCTGCTGATGTGATCGACGGCGAAAGCCAGCGGCTCATGCTGTATCGCCGTGCGGTGTTTTGCTGGGCAAAAGCAAACCTGGTTGAGCGCTATCGCGATTTTGACGCAACCGGCGACGGAAGCAAGAAAGCCGAAGATATCGAAACAACCTTAGGCGAGCTGTGGCGCGATGTGCGCTGGACGGAGTCCCGCCTGCGCGATATGCCGCATATGACGGTGGAGCTGATTTGATGAAAGTGTGTGCGCATCAGTATGACACGGTGGACGCACTCTGCTGGCGCCATTACGGGCGCACGCAGGGAGTCACTGAACAGGTGCTGCAGGCGAATCCGGGGCTGGCTGAATATGGCCCCTTTTTACCGCACGGGCTGCAGGTGGAGCTGCCGGACATTACGGCGTCAACCACTGCGCAGACTGTCCAGTTATGGGACTGAACTATGACGCTTGAACGAATCAGCGCCTTTATCACTTACTGCGTTGCCCTGCTTCTGGCATGGCTCGGCGATTTGTCTCTTAAAGATGTATCGACCATCACCGGTCTTGCGCTGGGGATTATTACTGCAGCGGTGACCTGTTATTTACGCTGGAAAGCCTACCAGCTGCTGCGGGACGGCAGAATATCCAGGAGGGAATATGAGTCCTTCAATCGTTAAGCGTTGCCTGGTTGGCGCAGTGCTGGCAATTGCCGCCACGCTGCCGGGCTTTCAGTCGCTTCATACCTCTGTTGAGGGGCTGAAACTGATTGCTGATTTCGAAGGGTGCCGTCTGCAGCCATACCAGTGCAGCGCCGGGGTCTGGACTGACGGGATCGGCAATACGTCTGGGGTAGTGCCGGGCAAAACCATAACGGAGCGACAGGGCGCGCAGGGGCTGATTAATAACGTATTGCTGACGGAAAAAAGGATTGAAGCCTGCCTGCAGGTTAAGCCACCTCAGCATGTTTACGATGCCCTGATCAGTATCGGTTTTAATGTCGGAACGGGGGCAATCTGCCGTTCAACAATGGTTTCTTACATCAATCGCCAGCAATGGTGGCAAGCGTGCAACCAGCTCCCCCGCTGGGTTTATGTAAATGGTCAACGGAATAAAGGGCTGGAAAACCGGCGCGCCCGTGAGCTTGCCTGGTGTCTTAAAGGGGCAGGGGCATGACGCGCGCGCTGGCGGTGATCCTAGCTCTGGTGCTGGCACTGCTGGGCTGGCAGTCATGGCGGCTCAACAATGCCGGTCACACCATCGGGACGCAGGCTGAGGCGCTTAAAAAGAACAAGCAGGAGCTGGCGAAGAAAAACAGTCAGCTCATCAGCCTGTCCATCCTTACCGAAGCCAACAGCCGGGCGCAGACGCAACTTTATGCTGCAGCGGAGGAGAATTCCGCGCTGTTGCGGAGTCGCCAGCGCCGGATCGAGGAGCTAAAACGTGAAAACGAGGATTTACGCCGCTGGGCTGACACTCCTTTGCCTGCTGACATTATCCGGCTGCGGGACCGCCCGGCCATCGCCGGAGGTGCAGCTTACCGTGAGTGGTTGTCCAAAAGTGACGCAGTGCCGCCTGGACAGGTCGGCACCGCGCAGTAATGGGGATCTGAATCAGGTGCTGGATGAGACTGAGGCCGCCTGGGCGGCATGTGCCGACAAAGTGGACACGATCATTGCGTGTCAGGAGCGAGACAGTGAACAAGCCGCAGTCCTTACGCAACGCCCTGAATAAATCGGTGGCGTATGTCCGTGACAACCCGGACAAACTGCACATTTTTGTTGATAACGGTTCGCTGGTTGCAACCGGCGCCCGTTCAATGTCATGGGAATACCGCTACACCCTGAACGTGGTGATTGAAGATTTTAGCGGCAACCAGAATTTAGTGATGGCGCCCGTGTTGCTCTGGCTAATGACCAATCAACCGGACGCTATCAACAACCCGGAGCTGCGCGAAAAACTTTTTACCTTTGACGTCGATATCCTGAGCAACGATCTGTGTGATATCAGCCTCAATCTGCAGCTCACGGAGCGCGTGATTGTCAGCACAGACGGCACCGTATCGAGCGTAGAAGCGGTGCCGGAACCCGACGTACCCGACGAAATGTGGACGGTGAAACGTGGATGACCTGCAGAGGGTGGATGACTGGCTGGCGGCGCTGCTGGCGAATCTGGAACCGGCAGCCCGCAACCTTATGATGCGACAACTGGCGCAGGAGCTGCGCCGGTCGCAACAGCAAAACATCAGGCTGCAGCGCAATCCAGACGGCACCGCCTTTGAGGCGCGCCGGGTGACGGCCAGAAGTAAAAAGGGGCGCATCAAGCGCCAGATGTTCGCCAAATTGCGCACCACTAAATACCTGAAAACCGCAGCCACTGCGGACTCTGCCAGCGTGCAGTTTGATGGGAAAGTCCAGCGCATCGCCCGTGTTCATCATTATGGTCTGCGTGATCGAGTTAGCGGCAAAGGTCCAAAGATTAAGTATTCACAACGCCGTTTATTAGGTCTAAGCCGTGGAATTGATGAAAAAGTTAAGTTATTTTTTTTGCGTTACTTATTGGGGTAAGCAATGTTTAGATAGTATAGTATGTCTTCAATAGCATGAAATCTGTATAATATAATGGGTATTGCAAATGGATAGTGAAGACAAAAAAAACAATCCAAAAAAAATCCAACATCTAAAAATGCTTCTGAAACTCCTAAGCGGGTTAATTGGGTAGATGTATTGTCTAGTACTGCACAGCAGGAATCATCAGAAGAACGAAACTATGCAACTATGCTTGAGTTTCTTCGTAAAGGTATATCGAAAAATATAGTATCTACCGCAATAAAAACCCTCGATATAAAAGTAACAACTGCGTCTCAGGGTAATCGAACAACAGTACTACGTAATCTGAAAAGTAATTTTAAAGAAGAAAACCTGGTTCTTGTGTTAGGTGCTGGTATTTCTTTGGATTATAAAATCCCTACATGGAATGAATTGCTGAGACGTTTATTAGCAAGGGCCTTACAAGATACCAATGAAAATCAACAAGTGGTAGCGACTCTCTTCAACAGTGTATTCGGTCCGAATGCTTTAATTGCTGCAAGGTATTTAAAGTTACATTTTGATGAGTCTAACTCACCGTTGGAAAAAGAAATACAAAAAGTATTATATGAATTCTATGAAGATACTGAAAGCCAAACACTAAAGGCAATAAAGAAATTATGCATATCTGCCGGAAAAGCTCCTGGTTTGGATTCAGTTATTACATATAACTATGATGAAGTTTTAGAACGCACTCTTTTGAAGGCAGACGTTGGAATTAAATTTAAGGTGATATCTAAAACCGGCCAACATGCCAAGAATGATGAGCTCCCCATCTATCATGTTCATGGCCATCTTCCAATGAATGGCAAGGTTGAAAATGATGATAGCTTAGTATTATCCGATGAGAGTTATCATCGCCAATATATGGACTTGTACCATTGGAGTAATATGGTGCAGATTAATAAGTTTAAGGATAATAACTGTCTTTTTATTGGGCATTCTTTCACGGATCCGAACTTAAGACGTTTGCTGGATGCTGCGAAGAAATTGAGAGGTAATGATTTAAGGCCTCATTATCTAATAAAATGCCGCCATTCTAAAGATGAAGTTATTAATAATATTGAGAAAATACTAAGAGATTCTAGTTCTGAATTTGATGAGGAAGTACGAAATAATATTGATAATGTGGCTAGCTCGTTGCTAGAGACCGTACATAAATTTGAGGAGATCGATGCTAACTCCTTTGGCGTAAATGTTATCTGGATAGATAATTTTGATGAGATTGGCCCTATTTTGACGGATCTTACTCAGTAACCAACGGGGGAACGGATGAATAGTCTGCTTCCTCCTGGTTCATCGCCGCTTGAGCGCCGCCTGGCGCAGACCTGCAGCGGAATTTCCGATCTGCAGGTGCCGCTGCGGGATTTATGGAACCCGGCAACATGCCCGGTCAAGTTTCTGCCGTATCTGGCGTGGGCCTTTTCGGTTGATCGCTGGGACGAAGGATGGGCGGAGAGCGTGAAGCGCCGTGTGGTGCAGGATGCTTTCTATATCCATCAGCACAAGGGCACAACCAGTGCTGTGCGGAGTGTGGTGGAGCCGTTCGGCTTTCTGATCCTCATCATTGAATGGTGGCAGACCGGCGAGGCGCCGGGCACGTTTCGCCTGGATATCGGGGTGCAGGACCAGGGCATAACAGAGGAAACCTATCTGGAGCTGGAGCGCCTGATTGGTGACGCCAAACCCTGCAGCCGGCATCTGATCGGCATGTCCATAAACCTGCAGACGAGCGGACCATATTTCGTTGGGGCTGCCACTTACACCGGCGAAGAAATCACGATTTACCCGTATATCAACGAAACCATCATTTCCGGTGGCACTGCCTACGAGGGCGGCGCCGTCCATGTTATCGACACAATGAGAGTGAACCCATGAGCGCAAAATTTTATACCCTCCTGACGGATATTGGCGCGGCGAAACTGGCAAGCGCTGCCGCGCTCGGTGTGCCGCTGAAAATTACCCAGATGGCGGTGGGGGATGGCGGCGGCGTGCTTCCAACTCCCAGCGCACAACAGACGAAGCTGGTTTCCGAAAAGCGGCGCGCTGACCTGAACATGCTTTACATCGATCCGCAGAACAGCAGCCAGATTATTGCTGAGCAGGTGATTCCTGAAACTGAGGGCGGTTGGTGGATTCGTGAAGTTGGGCTGTTCGATGAAACGGGCGCGCTGATCGCAGTGGGGAACTGCCCGGAGAGCTACAAGCCGCAGCTGGCAGAGGGAAGCGGCCGCACGCAGACAGTGCGCATGGTACTGATTACCAGCAGCACCGATAACATTACGCTGAAAATTGATCCTTCCGTAGTGCTGGCTACCCGAAAATATGTGGATGACAAGGTGCTGGAACTGAAGGTGTATGTAGATGAGCTGATGGCGGCGCATCTTGCTGCAGCTGATCCGCATACGCAGTATGCGCCAAAAGCCAGCCCGACGTTTACCGGCACCCCAAAAGCCCCGACTGCAGCTGCAGGTAACAATACCACTCAGCTTGCCACAACTGCGTTTGTGCAGGCGGCTCTGATCGCCCTGGTAAATGGTGCCCCGGCTACGCTGGACACGCTGAAAGAGATTGCTGCGGCTATCAACAACGATCCTAATTTCAGCACCACCATTACTAACGCGCTTGCGCTCAAAGCCCCACTGGCAAGCCCGGCCCTGACCGGAACACCGACGGCGCCCACGGCTGCGCAGACTGTCAACAATACGCAAATTGCCACTACTGCTTTCGTAAAATCAGCTCTGGCTGCGCTTGTTGGCTCATCACCTGCGGCGCTTGATACCCTGAACGAGCTGGCGGCGGCGTTAGGAAACGATCCTAACTTTGCAACCACCATGACAAATGCACTGGCAGGCAAGCAGCCGCTGGATAGCACGCTGACAACTTTGTCTGGAAAGACAGCGGATGGGATTATCGAATACCTTCGTTTGGGAGAAGCGGCAAAA